AGTCACAGTATTTTATAACCTGACACGACTCTGCTGGTATGTTTCTCCAGTCTTGCATCAAAATATCAAATACTGTGACTAATCCTCTACTAGCCGCATCATAAGGATGTGGTTTAGATGGAGGTATAAAATTAAATATTTGTTTTGATAATGCAGAATTTAAAAATGATCTATCTCTTGTGCATAATATTCTTCTGGTCGGAGGTACTACATTTTTAGTTCTTCTATTAAAGAAGATTTCTACTATATGTTTATCACATAATGATATTAAACCAGAAACAGTCATAATTTAAGTTTTTGGTTCGCATATACCAAATATTCTAGCTTCATTTAAAAAAACTATATTTTTCATCCCATTTAGATTTGCAACTTGCATTCCTTTATCGTTTGGAAACATTACAATATCTCCTTCTTTTACTAATTTGCAATCTGGTCCCGCTAAAATCACTTTAGCCAATCTCCAAGCAAAGGTTGAAACGTTTATTGGTACATAAATTGATCCTCTTTTAATTTCGGTCCCTTCATCATTTGTGTCTATATACTGACACATCAATATATCATCTAAAACTTTTTTCAAGTTCCATTCATCTAAAACAATTGAACCTGATGGTATGTTTTCAATTTGTATTTTTCCACCTATTACATCTTCTTGTGCTGGTCTTGATATCATATAATTTAATTAGAATCTTTACTTAAAAAGTCAAGCATGGTTTCGTATTCAAAAATTTCTCTATTTGACAGTTCCATTTTCATAGAATTAGATGATATTAATTCATCATCATTTTTTGTAATTGTTTTTTTCTTAATATATTTAATATGTTTGGTATATTTTGGTAATACCGCATGATAAAATTTTATAATATCTATATTAGTTTTACGCGTCAACCACCGATTTGATGTTATGTTTAATATATTAACATTGTTAGATTCTGTCATTGATATCCACCTATTTAATAGGTATGAGTTTATGTTTTTTACTTCTGAAGAAGTAATTTTTTTCTTTTTTAAGACAAAATCAAGAATTTTAAATATGTTATTATCCATTTTTGTATAATTGTTTAAATTTCAAATTGGAGTGTTCCCATTCTTTAGAAATCATACTGTCCCCTAACCCAAAATGAGTTACTTTTATTGGACATACTCCTAGCTTTAATTTATTTTTATTTGCATTAATACAAAATGTAATATCATAATGATGAAAATCAAAATTTTCATCAAATCTAGTGTTAGTATCTAATAAACTATTAACATCAACGGCAATAAAAAGACCATCTAATAATAATGCTCTAGAATCAGTTGATCCAAAAACAGTAGTCCAAGATACTTTATCTTTAGAATGTCCAACTTCACCAATCATATCTTGTCTTTCGCACATCATATGCCATGCTGAAATATTAGAATTTAAATTACATTTTTTCGTTCCTGCTAATCCTATTATATTATATTTTTCAAATCCAATTTCAAGTTTTTCTAACAAAAATATATCCTCTACTAATACATCATCATGTATAAAAATTATTTTTTTGTTTCTATTTTGATCGTTTAGAAAACTGTTATAAATTTTAGGTAATCCCTGTTTATTTTCGTATATAATATTAATACCAGAATTCCAACCAAATTTATCTAAAAATAAACTCAGCTGAGATTTTTGATTAAATTCTTCTCTTGATAAGGGAGTTGCACAAACTAATTCATAAATATTGTTGTTAATTGTCATATTTGAAGATAAATAATACTATATTATTAATATGAAAAATAATAAAAGCAAGATTAAAAAGTTAATAAGCGATAATTTAAAGGTACAAGAACTAACCGAAAAAAGCGAAATTGCTTATGTATCAAGATTTTTATCTTCATTATTAAAAGAACAAGAAAATTTACCAGAAACAGAAGAAATACCATCTTCAAATGATGATTCTGAAAAATTAAAAAATCCATCTGAATTTACTCCCGACGTAAACAAAGATGATTTTGAAAAATCCTTAGATAAGGACACTAAACCCGACCAGTTTGACGTTGAAGGAAAAAATCCAGAAAGTTCAGCTGAAATTATATCAACAATAAGAGAGTGGTCTGCTAAATTGGATGAGTTTGCTGAATTTTTAAATGATCCGGCTCAAAATACTAGCGAAGGAAAACCATCTTTGCATAAAATATTAGCTGACGGAGACAAGGCTGGCAGTTTACTTCGTGGTGTAACTAGAAAAGCATCCGATTCTATAACTAGAATTGCTGGTGAAGTAGAAAAATTAAAAGAGATTTTAAATACCTATATTATAACCGCTCCTAAAAAATTAAGAGACACTGAAGGTCAAGTTGCGGGTTGGAATCAATTTTAATATACTGAACTTATTATAGTTTGAGATGGTATTTCAACTATATCTTCAAACATCGCCATCTCATTAAAATCTTTATAAGACATATCTGGCGTCCACTTAAACACGATTTCATTATTGTTCAATAGTTGATGAATTTTATTTTTTGCGGATTCATCAAACTTAGGATTATCCAAAACCCAAATTCTTTTATGTAATGGAAATTCTGATAGCTGTAAACTTTGAGCTTTAGTCAGAGATAATCCAGCTACGGCGACCCCATTTTTAACAAACATAGAATCTATTGGTCCTTCAAATATAAAAATATAAGGAAATTCAGAATCTAAATTATTAATGTTAAAAACTGTTTTATCATAACCAGATTTACTTAAATACTTCGGAACCGTATTATCTAAAGATCTTGTTTGATAAAAACAAACCTTTCTATTCCTGTCTAAAAATGGAATACATAATCTATTTTTATGTATAAAATCTGTTAATGAAATATATAAAGAATTACACTTATTAATACAAATGTCTAGCTTTCTTTCTTTTACATATTTTAAAGCAGACTTCACGAATTTATTGTCGTCATAATAAGATATTTGAGACGAATCAAATAAATTTATAGAATCTACTGGTAAATCTGGTAAATCTCTTCTTTTGTTGGTGAGTTCAGATAGTCTATAATCTATATTAATATAGTTATCATTATTCAAGATTTCGCAATCCATTTCGTCTTTAGACAAACCACAAACACTAGTAATCCATGAATAAGCAGACCATGTTTTAGAACAGTTAAAACAATGTATTGTGTTTGATTCCGGATAGAAAAATAATCTTTTCTTTTTACCTAAACTTTTACCTTCTTTGCAAACCGGACATGCTGCATTATACGTATTGTCATGTTTCCTGTGACATGGATCAATCGAATAAGAATAAAATTTATTCAAAACATACTGAGTCGGTATTTTAGACATACCGAAATATTATTTCTTAATATTTAAATTGTCAAGTGTATTGTTTCGGAACATATAACCCTTGACTTGGTGTTGATATATCAGATATAAGACTCTGATCTTCCCCGTACGGTAATCCCTTCTCGGTTATATACAATTCTGTCATTTTTATCCTTTCTTCAGGATTTCCGAAAATTTCTATTAACGCTGGAGAATCATCTTTTGGGAAAACTCTACCATCTCCTTTATTATAAGACTCTTGAAATACTTTAAATAAAGTATCAATTTCTTGTCTATATATTGGATCTATACTTCTAAGACCATCTTCTTTAATTTCTATATTTGAGAATTTTGTAATTGGTAAAAAGAACAAAATATCATACAATTTTAATGTTTCTTTAACTATTGTTTTTGTTTTTTCCAAAAACGAATCCGATACTTTGTTGTATAAATTTAACCATGAAGTATAAGCTAAATTATCAAGAACTGACCTATCTAAAATTACAAACTCTTCTTTTGAATATGATATAGCTTGATCCACTAAGCAATCTAATATTATCCTTTGCGATTCCTCATCTCCATCCTCATTACATTTTAGATTTTTATCTTTGATTTCATCTCTATATGTTTTATCCGGCTGTTTATACATCGGCCATTTTTTTAAAAAATCAGATATATAAGTTGTTTTACCTATGTTTTGAGTTCCTATTACAGCAATTTTCATTATTCTATAGTTTGAATGTTTATATCAGGAAAAAATTTTACTATTTCGTTTGTATGATCATCTTCAAAGGGAAAATTTTTATTTTTTACTATTTCTAAATTTTCTACTAAAATATTTGTGTTTTTAGATCTTATTTTTTTAGCTACATCTAAAAATTTTTTAGAATGTGAGATATCAAAATTTCCAATTATATCAACGGTAGATGTATACAAAAGAGACTCTAATACTAGAGATAGTTCTTCTTTTGTTAAAGAAATGTCATAATTAATCATATAATATATATGATACCTGTTTTATTATTAATGTCAAATTATAATTTAATAGTTTTTATATTAAAAAATTATATTATTAAGCATAATCAGAATTCTCTATATTTTCTGGTTTAGTATCTATCTTAGACGGATTAAAAATTTTAATAAGAACATCAATAGTTTTATTTATAGTATCATCAGATGTATCTATTGGTAGAGATTTAATAGTATTAATTTCATTAAATGTTAATTTTTTTTCATCCGCATAAAAATTTTTAATACCATTTACTAATGAAACTATTTTTTGATTTTGATTTTCGACCACCGGAAGCGCCGATTGCATATTAGTGGATGCCTCGATATTATTTGATTTCGGCATATCAGCTTGCGCGTTCGATTGGTTCATATCAGCTTGAGATTGTGATAAATCTTGTTCGTTTAAATGAACTCTAATTTTTTCGCATATTTTTAAAAATCTACTATTCATATTATTAAATAATATTTATCTTTTATGTTTTATTTTTAAAGCCCAAACAATAAATAATTATATGAAATATAAATTTTATACAATTATTGCTTGTTTTACCTTATTAGTTTCTTGTAAAACAAATCCTAAAAAACCAGAAATTATACCTCCATCGATAAGTACTGGAATATTGAAAGAATCTTTATTAACAACTAAAGATTCTTTAGAACACGCTGGAGATATGAATTCTAAGATATCATATCAAATAGATAAAGCCATGAGTTTAGCGGAACAAATTGATTTTATTTTATCTAAAATAGAAGAAGAACAATCTAAAAATGATTTTAAAAATTATAAACCATTAGAAAACTTATGAAAAAAATTATATTATCTTTATTGTTTCTTTTCGTTTTAACTTTTAATTTAAATGCACAGACAAATACTTTATCTGAAGCTAGAAGATTAATACAATTACAAAAACAAGAACTTTTTAACGCAAAAGAAGAAAACAAAAGGTTATCATCATCATTAAATGATGCATTAACAAAAATAAATCAAGGTGAATTACATATTCAAGAGGTTCAATTCGCAGCTGACAACTTAAAACGATGGGGTTTAGAACAGCAGAACGAAGCAATGAACAATTTTAATGTAATGATGAAAGAGAAAAAAGAAAAAGAAAATGAAATTTCTTTAAAGGAAAAAGCAATAAAAAAATATCATTTCTGTAAATTAATAAATTGTATAGTTGCATCCGTTTTAGGTTTGATGCTGGGGTTAAGTATGATGAAATATATTCCCCCAACTCATACTCAATATGCTTTACTTTTACCTTTACTAACAGTAAGCGTTTCTTTTTGTTTAATTTGGTTTTTATTATAAAATTTAAATTAAATAAAGATAAATATTTATGTGAAAGAATTTATAAAAAATTTTGTAGCTGATTATACATGGTTTTTAAGAAGTGGAATTGCTCCTAAAAACTCATCACCATCCGATATAGAAAATCTTAAAAATATGAATCATATGTCATCAAAAAAATTTGCTATGACAATAATTGCGATTTCTATAGTAGCTTTTATGTATTTTTCTTCTATTTTTATTCTTTTTTTATTTCCAAACGATCCGCATGTGTCCGCTGTTGTTAGTATGTATAAAGATATGATAGTTTCTGTAGCAAGCATCGCGGCTACATTGGTTGGAATTCAAGGATTAGTAGATTGGAAACATAACTCAAGCTCATCTTCAAATATTTCGTCTCAAACTATAAACGAAGAAATAAAAACAAATACAAACAATGCCAAAGAAGAAGATTATACGACAACCATCTAAAGAAACATTAGATCTTTTACTTAAACATGAGGTAGGTGGAGGTAAAGATTATTATGAAAAGTATCTATCTGGATTCACATGGCCCGGAGCCTCAAGT